CGCATATGAAGATTCATTTACCTCAGCCACTCTGCAAACTCTTGAAGGTGAGCTAGCTGCATTGCAGTATCAGCAAACTCCCGAGATGACGCAGGAGGAGAAAGAAGCTCTTAATGCTTCAATATCGGCAAAGCAGGCAGAGATAGACACAGAGAAAGCAGCCCTTGTTCCAGAACAAGAAACGGCGCTAGCCAGCCTTAACGCTAAAGAAGCTGAAGGGACAGAAGCTCTAACTNCTGAGATCGAGACACTTAACACTTCAATAGCAAATGCGCTATGCAGAGTAACGGCAATGTATACAGGAGCAGATGAGATTGAGATGGTTAATGGTGATAGTTCAACTTTAGATGCAGAAATAAAAGTTTTAGAAGAAAGCAAAAAAAATTATCCGTATAATCCCGACACTGATGAAACAAAGCCATCAGAATTAACAGATATTGAAAATCAAATTAAAACTAAAATAGAAGAAATAGATGCCATCCCTAAGGTAGAAAAAGACAATACAGTATACTGGGAAGGATATTATGGCGGATGTAAAAGAACATCATATAACACTAAAGGCGGTGTTCACCAGCTCGGTGGCACACCTTTTAGAAAAAATTATGCAGGGGTAGGATATATCTACGACCCTGTAAGAGATGCTTTTTATAGCGAACAACCTTTTGCAAGCTGGACACTAGATGAGTCTACTTGCTACTGGCAACCACCAACACCTAGACCAGAAGAAGGGCAATGGTATTGGAAGGAAGACACCACAGAGTGGGTTGATTATTATTGGCAAGAGCCTGCGATCGAACAACCTTACCCTAGCTGGACATATGACGGTATTGCTTGGATACCACCGGTGCCTCATCCAGACTCTGTAGGTTGGGATTGGGATGAGGAATCACAAAATTGGATAAAACAAGATGGCAACAACTAAGGTAATAACAGAGTTAACGGATTTAAATCAAGCCAACTCAGAGAGTGGACTAAGAATGCCTACGGGTAACTCAGCCTATGCTGCTCCACCAGCTGTAGAAGCAGGCATGATTCGGAACCAGGATGGTCAAGCTTCAGAAGGCTCAGCAAGCTGCATGCAACATTATAACGGTACTGAATGGAAAAACTTTGTTAATACAGCGCTCCCTCTTACAGTTGATTATTTAGTTGTAGCCGGCGGCGGTTCAGGTTCTGGATCACACGGTGGAGGTGGTGGAGCTGGTGGTTTGCGAACTTCATTTGGTAGCAATACTGGAGGTGGCGGATCAGCAGAAACATCTCTATCTTTAGCAGTATCAACAGATTATACAGTTACAATAGGAGAGGGAGGAACAGCACCTTCGGCAGGGGGTAATAATGGTAACTCTGGTTCCGATTCTGTTTTTGCTTCAATAACATCAACTGGTGGCGGTTGGGGAGAATATTTTAACGCTGCGGGCACTGCTGGAGCTGGGGGATCTGGTGGCGGCGCATCTTATGGACATACTGGTGGTGCTGCAGTAACTTCACCAGCTGTGCAAGGTTATTCTGGTGGTAATGGGACATCAAATTATCAGCACGGCGGCGGAGGCGGAGGCGCATTTGAAGCCGGAGACCCTAATACATCAACAGCTGCAGGTAATGGCGGCGATGGTTTACCTGTATCTATTACAGGATCATCTGTAACTTATGCCGGCGGAGGCGGAGGCGGTATAAACCTACTAGCCAGTGGGACTACACCTGGCCTTGGTGGTACAGGCGGAGGCGGTGATGCTACTACTGGGACAGGACAATCTGGAGGAACAAATACTGGAGGAGGCGGTGCCGGTGGTTATTATGATGGTTCTAGCTCAGCTGGTGGTTCTGGAGGATCTGGAGTAGTTATTCTACGTTACCCAAATTCTTATACAATATCAGAAACAACCTCTGGAGGTAATGTTTTGACATTCACTACTGATAGTGCAACTGTAGCAAATACTAAAATTACAACATTTACAGCTTCAGCCGGAACAAGTGGGACAATTCAATTTACTTAACAATTATGGCAACAACTAAAATAACAACACCAGAATTATTCGACTTCAGCGCAACAAACACAGCATTACAGTTGCCAACAGGAGATACAGCGTCAAGACCTTCTGCACCAAGCACTGGGCAGTGGCGTTTTAACACTACTGAAAAGTATGTTGAGTTTTGGGATGGCGGCGCATGGAGACAAATAGACACTGAGGCGTTACCTTTACCAGCTGATTTTAATGAACAAAACTTTAACGTAAACACATACTTCGGAACAGGAGCTACTCAAACAATAGACGCTAAGTTTAATGAGGCTGCGAATTTTAATGGAAGCAGTAGTTTTATAGAAACTGGATTAACCTTACCCGCAGATTCAACCATGTCTTTTGCTTTTTGGTTTAAGAAAACCGCAACACAAGTTACATCGGGAGATGTTTATCTTATAAGCGACTTAGACTCAACCACAAACCATAGAAGGCTTGATATAAGATACAACACTAGTTCTAATGTAATATTCATTGATATAGGAAACGGTGCAACCTCAGACCAAACTAACACGGGATATACACCACCAAGTGACACTTGGACACATTTAGTGGTTACATTAGACGGAACTGCTGTTAACATGTACATTAACGGTAATACAACTCCTGTTTCAAGCTATACATCCACTGTAGCATTTGGAACAGCAGGAGTAGACCCTTTGTCGTTTGGTCGGCCAGGAGTTTATAATTGTTGTTACTTTACGGGAAGTTTAGATCAAGTTAGAATTTACACTTCAACGCTTACGCCTACTCAGGTTCAGACTTTATATGGTGAAACAACAACAACAGCCGCTACATTAGACTTTCCAGTGGGGGCAGGATGTATCGCAGCTTATCAGTTAGATGGTGACGCTTCAGATTTAAGCGGTACATATGGGGGGGTTACAACTGATATTGGCTTTACAGGCTCACAATTTCAGCCAGACTTTGTTTGGATAAAAAGGAGAGATAATGGGATAGGTAATACTAATCATTTACTATTTGACTCTGTAAGAGGTGCAGGTAAAAGATTAATGTCTCAAAGCCAAGACGGTGAAACTCCACAGACAGATGAATTAACTTCTTTTGATTCAAATGGATTTACTGTAGGGCTTGACCCAAGCACTAATGGTGTTGGTGGTTCAATAGTTAGTTGGTCATTTAAAGCAGGAGGAGCTCCAACAGATATTAATATAGCTGGAGTAGGCGCTGTACCTACACCAGATAGTGTTAAAATAGATGGGACTAACGCTACAGCGGCTTTAACAGGAACAATAGTTGCTAAAAAAATATCAGCAAACACAGACTCAGGATTTAGTATAGTTCAATATGATGGAACAGGTGTAGCTGGAACTATAGACCATTTATTAGGGGTTGTGCCNAATTTAGTAATGGTAAAAAGAACAGACACCTCGGGGAATTGGATAGTTGGTTCGACAGAAATAGATTCAAACTCATGGGCAAAAATTCTACAGCTTGATTTANCAGATTCAGAGGCCGGTTANGCTGGTTTTAATAATACTCCACCAACAAGTTCAGTTTTTAGTCTTGGCTCTAATAATCCAGTTAATAACAGCAGTGGCAACTATATCGCTTATTGTTTTGCAAATAAAAACGGCTATCAACGCGTGGGAACGTTTACAGGCAATAGTTCAACTTACGGAGAAATAGTCTACACGACTTCGGACGGCACAGCCACAGGAACCGGTGGATTTGAACCTGCGTTTTTATTAGTTAAAAGAGTAGACACTGGGGGGACTGGAAACTGGCGTATGTATGATAATAAAAGAAACCCTACAAACCCAATTGACTGTTATTTAAATGCTGACACATCAGACGCNGAAGAGTGTCAATATCCTCAATTTAATTTTTACTCAAACGGATTTCAAGCAGTCGGAACCGACTCTTCTATAAACGCCTCAGGCGCAACGATGCTTTACCTAGCTATAGGCTCTAATCCTGCACCTACGCCTACTGTTACTAATAGCTTTACAGCTACTTCATATACAAGTAATAACGGAACCGCATTTAATGTTTACCAAAACCTGCGGTCTAGTTTTAGTTGGTTAAAAAATTACGATAACAGCTCTTGGAGCCATTTATTGATGGACACGGTGCGTGCATTTACATCAGCGTCAACACCTAATACAAATATTATATCATCAGATGCTCAAACCGGTGAGTTTGATAGAAACAGCATTACCTCTTTTAACCCTAACGGATTATCAATAGGAACTTATGGAGGGTCTAATGATAGCACTAATAATATAATTGCTTGGAGTTGGAAAGCTGGAGACTTGCCAACAATAAATAATGATGGAACGACAACAAGTATAGTAAATGCAAATCAAGCATCAGGATTTAGCGTTGTAAAATTTCAAGCAACTAATACAAGCATTCAAGTTGGTCACGGACTGACTAACGCTCCAAATATGATTATATGGAAAAATTTAACTACTGCTGACAATTGGTATGTTTACCATAGTGATTTAAGTTTACCAAATACACAATGGTTAAATTTAAACAATGATTATGCTGCAACAACAAATGGAACAAACAACTTTTCTGCTGTCACATCTTCTACATTTACAAGTCATTTATATGCAGGTGCAGGGAGTAACGATATAATCGCATATTGTTTTGAAAATATAAATGGCTATCAAAAAACTCGGGACATATACAGCCTCGGGAACATCAGATTTTGACGTTAATGTAGGATTTACTCCATCGTTTTTATTAATTAAAAAAGTTACTAGTACAGGAAATTGGGCTATAAGCGATTCAGCAAGGAGCCCTGGCACACCACCTTATTTTGTTTATCAAAATCTCTATGCTGACTTACCTAGTTCGCAAGGAAGTCAATCACCACCAGAAACAAATGCTTATGTAGAGTATAGAACAAATGGTTTTGGATGGACGGCAACTCAGATAGCGGGAGGAACAAATCCTAATTATTGGGAAAGCGGTCAAACTTTTTATATATTTAGCAATAAAATAAAATAATGAAGTATACAACCACCACCAACAGCAGGCGGATATAAAATTTAAAGTTATGTAATAACAAGTAAAAATGGACATAGCTGATTTGAAAATATACGCCATTAATTTAACCGCATTGAGCATATCAATGACTGATATCGATGTGCTTTTAAAAATAATTTTATTAGCCGTCTCAATAGGGTATACGATTCACAAATGGTATATATTAGGTGGAAAAAATAAGTAAACATATATCCTACAGAGAAGCCACCAAGTCTAATACAGCTCTACGTTTAAATATTGACAATACACCAAGCTCTTATTGTTTGTCAAACATGCATGGAATCGCTATCAATATATTTGAGCCTCTTAGAGAATGGGTGGGTGGCCCTATAAAAATAAATTCTTTTTATAGATGTAAAGAATTAAATAAAGCTATAGGGGGAAGCTCACGATCGCAACATTGTGAAGGAAGAGCTTTAGATTTAGATGACATATATGGCCATAAAACAAACGCTGAAATGTTTGATCATATCAAAAATAATTTAAATTTTGACCAGTTAATTTGGGAATTTGGAGATAAGAATAATCCAAATTGGGTTCATGTATCTTGGGTGTCTGAGGATGAAAATAGAACCAAAGTATTAAGAGCCATTAAAGAGAATGGCAAGTCTAAATATATGCTATATGAGTAAGCCTAAGAAAAAATTTGGACAAACAACGGTTGGGCGTTTGCTTAAAGCAAGCGTAGGTTTAATAAACCCTGCCTTGGGTAGTTTAATTCAAGGCAACATGTCTATTGAGCAAGTGATTTCATCTATTAAAGATTCAGATGCTCCTATAAACGACAAAATCAGAGCTCAAGAACTAATTCTAGAAGCCTACGAATCAGAAGTTGCAGATAGAGCAAGTGCAAGGCAAAGAGAAATGGCTGCTCTTGCTACAGGATCTAATGATATATTATTCAAAACAGTTGGGTGGGGAATAACTCTTTGTTTTATTGGTGTTGTAGCTGGGGCTATAGGACTATGGCAGATACCCGAAGAATCCCAAAGATTATTTGATATGGGGTTTGGCGCTGTGGTTGCGGCCTTTACACAAGTCATTGGTTATTACTTTGGGAGCTCTATGGGGAGTAAACAAAAAACTAATTTAATGAAAGATCCAAATGGCTAAACAAGCGTCTTTTATACACAAAATAACAAAAAAAGTAAAGCGCCCTAATGTGCACTCCAAAACAAAAACATCTGCATTGAAATCTTCAAAAAATTACCGCAAGCTTTACCGAGGTCAAGGGAGGTAATTTTATTTGTATCTTAGTTGTCATTATAATTTAATCAAATGGACGTTACTGTAGGTATAAGAAAAATTTCTATTGGGCCAGATTACAAATCTAGCGCTATGCATTATTTGGTTGGACAAAAAATACTTAACGGAGATTATTATATTCATTTGATTGAAAGAGATGATCGCTCTGGGTCTTTGAAAGTTTGGATTGAAAAAGGAGATGAGGTAATGCTTTGGAAAGAATTTAGTCCAACTATGCCAGCCTCCGTGGAATATAGCATAGACTTTTAAAATGAAATCACCAGTACACTTCATTGCCACCCCTGTTGATGGCGCGAGATATAGAAATACCAAAAACATATCCGGAACAGACTTTATAACTAACACATCGCAAGAAAATCATCTGGCTTCCAACAGGCTTGCTACCGTAATATCTACACCTTTAAGATATAAGGGCCCAATAAAAAGAGGAGATATATTGTTGGTTCACCATAATGTATTTAAATATTACAATGACATGAAAGGTAGACAGAGAAGTGGGAAAAGTTATTTTATGGATGATTTATATTTTATTGATAACGAGCAGTTTTTTATGTATAAACACAAGGGTAAATGGCATTGCCACGACAGATATTGCTTTGTCAAACCAATACAAAAGAAAAACACTTATATTATTAAAAATAACAAAGAAGAACCTTTAACAGGTAAATTAAAATATATAAATAATTATTTAAAAAAACAGAATCTATCGGTAGGCGACACGGTAATATTTCAACCAAATAGCGAATACGAGTTTGAAGTTGTATGGGGAAAAACTTTATCGTATGTTTGATCACCAAATAACTTTAAGTATATGAATTATATAATGATTGATAATTTTTTAGATGACCCTAATAAATACGTTGTTGAGGTATTAAAAGGAAAGTTTGAGGATATAGAGGTCGGAGACCAAAATTTAAAGGAATACAAGTAAGAGGCATGGATGAAATGCAATATAAAATTGAAGAAGGTTACCCTGACTACGACGTAGCATTTAATTTTATAAGACAATCCCCCAAAATCAAGAAGAGCCGAATTTTATTCATACGGACGAAATGATGGGTGATAAAACTATTTTACTATATCTAAACAAATGGCAACCACTAGAAGATGGGACTACCCTATATAAGTTTAATAAAGTCGCGGACGGTCATTTGCCAATGTGTACATTTTACGCTGAGTATAATAGGGTGGTAGTCTTTGACTCAAATATACCGCACGCAAGAAATATACCAGAAAATTATGGTGAAGGAGAATATTCTAGATTAGTTCAAGTAATGTTTTTAAAACAAAAGAAATGAGGGCTAAGATATTTAGTATAAAATGCAGCCAATGCAACTTGCAGTTTAGAGGAGGGGCTGATTATAGAGAGCATTGGGAAGAAAATCATTTTTATCCGTATTTTAAAAACGGTAAGTTTGAACACGAAAAGGCATTAGCTGAAAGCAAATCATTAGAAATATATAGTAATGGAATCTAAAGATTTAAAAGTAAAAATAATAGAAGCAGGAAGAAAAGCTGTTGAGCAACTTATCAAGGTCGCACGAGAGGATATCATTAAACCCGACCCTGAAGACGAGCTAGCAGCTGACAGGCTAAAAAACGCAGCGGCTACTAAAAAACTTGCTATATTTGATGCATTTGATATTTTATCTAAGATAGATCAAGAAAAAGAAAACTTAAACCCTAGCGAAAATGCTAGTTTAACAAAACAAGGATTTGCAGAAAGAAGATCTAAATAGCTTATACCACGTCGTACAAGATTACATTCCTAAAAATGTAATATCTAGAAAGAATACGGCTAAAACTTGGCTCTATGGTTATAACGAAAAATATGATCTTGTTATAATCAGTCGAGATGGAACACTCGGAAATGTGATAAACATAAATGGCTTGTGTATCGGGCTGCCTAGCCAACCCAAAAACATCTACAAAAGATCTCCATCTGCTTACGGGTCAATATTGGGAGCGTAAAGAGAATTTCAAAACAACTAAATAAAATACAGTCTATATTCCAGTGGAATGAAATGTCTATCCAGTTCAAAAACAGATGGGTAGATTATATAGAATATGAGTTTGATAAAAGAGAACAAGGATATTGGTTTTATAACAATGGCAAGCCTACATATATTACAGGTTCACATTATATGTATTTGCAGTGGACTAATATTGATGTAGGATATCCCGATTTTAGAGAAGCTAATCGGATATTCTTTTTATATTGGGAGGCTTGCAAGGCCGACAAAAGATGTTTCGGATTGGATTATTTAAAGATTAGAAGATCAGGATTTTCATTCATGGGATCATCAGAATGTGTTAATACTGGAACGCTAGCAAAAGATTCAAGGGTGGGTATATTATCTAAAACAGGATCTGACGCAAAAAAAATGTTTACTGATAAAGTTGTCCCTATTGCAAACCGGTTGCCGTTCTTTTTCAAACCAATACAAGATGGAATGGATAAACCAAAAACAGAGCTAGCTTTTAGAGTGCCCGCATCAAAGATTACAAAAAAAAATATGTACGATTTAGTTGATGACGAACTAGAAGGGCTTGACACTACTATTGATTGGAAAAACACTGATGATAATTCATACGATGGAGAAAAACTTTTACTCCTAGTGCACGATGAAAGTGGTAAGTGGATCAAACCAAACAACATACAAAACAACTGGAGAGTAACTAAAACATGTTTGAGACTAGGTAGTAAAATTATAGGTAAATGTATGATGGGCTCTACATCAAACTCACTCAACAAGGGTGGAGAAAATTTTAAAAAGCTATACGAAGACTCTAATGTAAACAACCGCAACAACAATGGCCAAACTAAAAGCGGCCTATACTCTTTGTTTATACCTATGGAATGGAACATGGAAGGGTTTATTGATATACACGGCATGCCTGTATTGCATAAACCTGTCAAGCCAATTAAAGGTGTTGATGGTGAAATGATATCCAACGGAGCGATTGACTATTGGGAGGCAGAAGTTGATTCTCTAAAGAAAGATCCAGACGCACTCAATGAATTTTATAGACAGTTTCCAAGAACAGAGTCACACGCTTTTAGAGATGAAAGTAAAGGTTCTTTATTTAATCTTACAAAACTATATCAGCAAATCGATTATAATGATTCCTTAATAATGGAACATCATATAACAAGAGGTAAGTTTTACTGGAGAGATGGCAAAAAAGACGGGGAGGTAGTTTGGACGCCAGATTCTAGGGGGAGATTTAAAATTAGTTGGTTTCCAAACAAAAATCTTACTAATAAAAAAATAAATAAGAGCAATTCTTTTTATCCGGTAAATGAACATATAGGCGCATTTGGTTGTGACTCTTATGATATATCGGGAACTGTTGGAGGCACAGGATCTAACGGGGCGCTGCATGGTCTTACAAAGTATAATATGGATGAGGCTCCGAGCAATGAGTTTTTTTTGGAATATATAGCAAGACCACAGACAGCAGAGATATTCTTCGAAGAAGTGTTAATGGCTTGTGTCTACTATAGTATGCCCATACTAGTTGAAAACAATAAACCAAGGCTTTTGTATCATTTTAAAAATAGAGGATACAGAGGGTATTGTATGAACCGGCCAGACAAGCATTATAATAATTTATCTAAAACAGAAAAAGAGTTAGGGGGCATACCTAATACATCTGAAGATGTAAAGCAATCCCACGCAGCTGCTATAGAATCTTATATTGAAAAATATGTGGGTTTAGATATGGAATCAACTTACAGAGAAAAAGACGCTATGGGCACTATTTATTTTAATCGCCTTCTAGATGACTGGGCAAAATTTGATATAAGTAACCGTACTCGTTTTGATGCCAGTATAAGCTCTGGATTGGCGATTATGGCAAACCAAAAAGGAATATATCTTCCAACAAAAAAACAATCGAAAATAAACCTTAACTTTGCAAGATATAGCAATGATGGAATAATAAGCGAATTAATTAGATGAAAGAAGTTAAAATCGACATTTCATCTGTGGGCTTTCCTAGTCAATATGTATCAGACGCAGAGAAAGCAACGGAAGAGTATGGACTTCAGATAGGTCAAGCAATACAATATGAATGGTTTAGAAAGGATTCGACGGGCTGTAGATATTACTCTCAGTGGAGGGATTTCAACAGGCTTAGATTGTATGCGCGTGGAGAGCAGCCAATAAATAAATATAAAAACGAGCTAGCTGTAGATGGGGATTTATCCTATTTAAATTTAGATTGGACACCCGTCCCTATAATAGCTAAGTTTGTTGATATTGTGGTAAACGGAATGTCAGACAGGCTGTTTAAAGTAAAAGCCTATGCCCAAGATGCTCTATCCCAATCCAAAAGAAATAAATATCAAGATATGATTGAAGGCCAAATGGCCGCTAAAGAAGTATTACAGACAGTACAAGAAAATACAGGGTTCGATCCCTTCATAATGGATCCTGACGAGTTGCCCTCTAGTGACGAGGAGCTTTCTCTTTACATGAATTTAAATTATAAACCAGCTATTGAGATAGCTGAGGAAGAAGCTATCAATACAATATTTGCAGAAAATCATTATCAAGACATTCGCAAAAGATTAGATTACGATATGATGGTAACCGGTATTGCGGTGGCCAAACACGAGTTCTTGCCTGGAGCTGGAGTAACAGTGAAATATGTTGACCCAGCTAATTTAGTTTATAGCTATACTGAAGATCCAAACTTTAAAGATTGTTTTTATTGGGGTGAAATTAAAACAGTTCCCACAGCGGAGCTTGTAAAAATAGACCCTACACTCACAAGAGAAGATTTAGAAAAAATTGCTCAATACAGCCAAAGTTGGTATGATTATTTTAATACCGCGCAGTATTATGAAAACGATATATTTTATCGTGACACTTGTACTCTCATGTATTTTAATTATAAGACCACACAAAAGATGGTCTATAAGAAGAAAAAGTTAGATAACGGTGGTACAAAAATGATTGAGAAAGATGACACTTTCAATCCACCCGATGAAATGCTTGAAGAAGGAAACTTTGAGAAGATCGAAAAGACCATAGACGTTTGGTATGATGGAGTAATGGTTATGGGAACTAACATCTTATTAAAGTGGGAGCTCGCTAAAAATATGGTTCGCCCAAAGTCAAGTTCACAGCATGCCATGCCTAACTATATAGCTGTAGCACCTAGGATGTACAAAGGTGTTATTGAGTCTTTAGTTAGACGTATGATTCCTTTTGCTGATTTAATACAAGTCACACATCTAAAACTACAACAAGTCATTGCTAGAACTGTTCCGGATGGTGTTTACATAGATGCCGATGGATTAAATGAAGTGGACTTAGGCACAGGACAAGGCTACAATCCTGAAGATGCCCTACGCCTTTATTTTCAAACTGGTAGTGTTATAGGTAGAAGCTATACCCAAGAGGGCGAGTTCAACAACGCTCGAGTTCCCATACAGCAGCTCACAAGCAATTCAGGCGCTTCTAAGACACAAATGCTCATAGCTAACTATAACCACTACTTAGACATGATGAGGGCTGTAACGGGCTTAAATGAGGCGAGAGACGGTTCTACGCCAAGTCCAGATGCGTTAGTGGGGGTACAAAAGCTAGCGGCTTTAAACTCTAACACAGCTACAAGACATATACTAGACGGTAGTCTTTATATTTATCGAACGCTTTCTGAAGCACTTACCTATAGAGTAGCAGACATATTAGAATACTCTGCCTTCAAAGAAGACTTTATTAATAAAATAGGAAAATATAATGTAAGTATACTGGCCGAGATAAGCGATCTGTATATATATGACTTCGGTATATTTATAGAGCTTTCGCCTGACGAGGAGCAGCAGGCTATGCTAGAGCAAAACATTCAAATGGCTTTATCTAAAGGAGATATTAATTTGGAGGATGCGATAGATATTCGTGAAATACAAAATTTAAAACTTGCCAATCAATTACTTAAAGTCAAAAGAAAATCTAAACAAGAAGCTGACGAAAAAAGAGAAATGCAAAAACAAGCTATGGTGGCGCAACAACAACTTCAATCACAACAGTTAGCTGCACAAGTGGCGATGCAAAAAATTGACGCTGAGGCTAAGTCTAAAATGCAATACAAACAAGCAGAGATTGCTTTCGAAATTGAACGGAATAAAAACGAAGCCCAGCTTAAGTCTCAGCTAATGGAACAAGAGTTCCAATACAATCTACAGCTACAAGGTATTACTCAGCAATCTATCTCTACTCGAGAGCAAGATAAAGAAAAAGCCAAAAGCGATAGGATTAGTCAGCAAAACTCTGAGCAATCACAACTTATAACACAACGAAAAAATAATCTTCCTCCAAAAAACTTTGAATCAAACGAGGATTCTTTAGATGGTTTTGATTTAGCTGAGTTTGAACCTCGCTAAAGTGTGTTATTTTTTTATATAACTTTGTAAAAATTTAATCTAATGGAAATAAAAGTAAGAGAAATGACTGAGGTCGATTCAAAATCAGCTCAGCAAGTCGAACAAGAATTACTTGACAAACACGAAAGTGAACTAGAACAAAACCAAACTACTGAAGTCAAAGAACCAGAAGTAGTTGAAGCAAACACAACAGAAGATCCTAAGGTGGATTTGACTGTTGATAAAAAAGAAGAAAAAGAAAAAATAAGTTGAACAAGTTGAGAAAGAACCTCAGCTTGACGACAACCAAGTTCTTTCATATATTGAACAACGATACGGTAAGCAGATAAATTCTTTTGATGAACTCTTAACTGAAAGAGAACAGAGTGAAGAGTTACCAGAGGATGTAGCGGCTTACTTTAAGTATAAAAAGAAACAGGAAGAAATATATCTGATTTTGTAAAGTTACAAAGAGATTATTCAGATATGAATCCTGACTCTTTGTTAAGAGAGTATTATGCAATAACCGAAGAAGGTTTAGACTCTGAAGACATCGACATGATGATGGATGATTTTAAATTTGATGAGGAAGTTGATGAGCCGGCTCATATTAAAAAACTCAAACTAACAAAGAAAAAAGAAATTGCTAAAGCAAAAAAGTTCTTTAGACAACAGCAGGAGTTGTATAAACAGCCTCTTGAGTCAAGGGAAAGTTCTGGCACTGCTTCAGAAGAACTACAAGCTTACAGGCAATATTTAAATGATGCTAAAAATCAACAAGAGGAGGCATCTAAACGAAGTCAATGGTTTGTCCAAAAAAGCAACGAGCTTTTTAGTCCTGAGTTTAAAGGTTTTAAATTTAAGATTGACGACAGTGAACTAGTTTATTCTCCTGGTAGTGCATCAGAGTTAAGAAAAGCGCAAGAAACTCCAATGAATTTTGTAAACAAATATTTGGATGATCAAGGGCTTTTAGTTGACCCTGAAGGCTATCATAGATCTTTAGCTATAGCTCTGAATCCTGAAAAGTTTGCTCGTTTTTTTTATGAGCAAGGTCAGTCTCAAGCTACCGACAACGTGATGCGTAAAACTAAGAATATTGATATGACAGAAAGAAGCGCACCACAAGCAGTAGCGAAGGGCGGCATGCAGGTCAAAGCATTATCTCAGCCATCGAGCCGAGGTTTAAGAATAAAAAGTATAAAGAAAAGTTAAATTTAAAAAATTATTATTATGCCAGGACAAGTAAAATCCGTACCTACGTTTGCGTTGACTCCGAGTTCAGAGAGAACCCCGTCAACAGAAAACTACATAACCAACTTCGACTTTTTAAATCAGTATCTACCTGATACTTATGAAAAAGAGTTTGAGCGTTATGGAAATAGAACCATCTCATCCTTCCTAAGAATGGTAGGAGCAGAGATGCCTACTAACTCAGACCTTATTAAATGGGCAGAGCAAGGTAGATTACACACTAAATACACATCTGTTGGATCAGCAGCAGCTAATGCAGCTGATACAGGAACATTTCAAGTAAATGACACTTTAGACCCCACCACTGCTGAACAAGTAATTAGAGTTGGTCAAACTGTAGTTATTGTACAGAACGATGGCTCAGGTTTAAACAAAGCTGTTGTAACATCAGTTACGGCTCCAACAGGAGCAAACGGCGCAGGAGCATTTGCAGTTGCTTTTTATGAAGCAGGTGGATATGTTGGAAACACAGGTGGTGCAGCTGCCGCTACAGACACAAACCTTACTGTATTTATTTATGGATCAGAATTTAGAAAAGGAACTGCTGGAATGGTTGGTTCTTTAGAATCTAATGACTTCATATTCGAAAACAAGCCTATCATAATCAAAGATACTTACACTGTATCAGGTTCTGATATGGCGCAAATCGGATGGGTTGAGATTACAACTGAAGACGGAGCCACAGGATATCTATGGTATCTAAAATCTGAGCACGAAACAAGGTTAAGATTTGATGATTATCTAGAAACGTCAATGATTGAAGCTGTACCCGCAGAGACTAACTCTGGTGCTGCTGCCGCTTTAGGTAGTTCAGGTGGTGCTGCTAATCCAGGCGCTGGTTCTGACGGTATCTTCTACTCAGTTTCTCAAAGAGGAAACATCTGGGATGGAGGAAATCCAACAACACTAGCCGATTTTGACGCTGTTATTAGTAGACTAGACAAGCAAGGAGCTATCGAAGAAAACGTATTATTTGTTGACAGACAATTTGCATTTGATATCGATGATATGCTAGCCGCACAAAACTCTTACGGAGCAGGCGGGACTTCTTATGGTCTATTTGACAACGACGAAGAGATGGCCTTAAATCTAGGTTTCTCTGGTTTTAGAAGAGGTTATGACTTCTATAAAACAGATTGGAAATATCTAAATGACCCTACAATGAGAGGTGGACTTCCAACAGGAGCAAGTTCAGGACGTATTAACGGACTGCTTGTGCCAGCTGGATCAACTAGTGTTTATGACCAAATACTTGGTAAAAACGCTAAAAGACCATTTTTACATGTGCGTTATAGAGCTTCTGAAACTGAAGATAGACGTTACAAAACTTGGATTACTGGTTCTGCTGGTGGCGCTGCTACTACAGACATAGATAATATGCAAGTTAATTTCTTGTCTGAGAGAGCTGTATGTACAATGGGTGCAAACAACTTCTTCTTATTCCAAGAATAGTAGTTAATTAAAGAGAGGGGGAGATAATCCCCTTCTCTTATTTTTATTAAAATTTAAATCTAATCTAATGAAATTACAAGTAAAAGACAGATCGTATAAACTTACGAAAGACAAGGCTCCGTTACAATATAGAATTGATCAGGGCCAAGGTAAAAACCCAATGCTCTATTGGGATGATAAAAAAGGCCTAAACAGACCTATAAGATATTCGCCTAATCAAAAATCTATTTTTGTAGACGAGCAAGATGGACAAATTGTTAGAGAGCAAATATGGTTTGCTGATGGTTTTTTAAGAGTGCCTAGAGAAAAAAATATACTTCAACAATTTTTACATGTTCATCCTGCCAAAGGTAAAGTGTTTGTAGAAATAGACACTGAAAGAGAAGCAGCAGAGCAAAACGCTAAGGATGATATCCAAGTAGATGCGCTAATTGAAGCTAAAAACTTAAATGTCGAACAAGTGGAAAATATGACGCGAGTCTTATTCCAACAAGACCCATCTAAAAAATCTATTGAAGAGCTTAAAAGAGAAATAAGAAAATTAGCTAAATCACAACCAGAGTTCTTTTTAAATATTTTGAAAGATCCTGCTCTTAAGTTAAACGCAACTATCCAATCTTTCTTTGATAAAAAACTTTTAACCCTTCGCAATCAAGGCAAAGAGATATGGCTAAATAGTTCGTCTAAGAAAACTAAAATAACTAATGTGCCGTATGGAGAAGACGCTCTATTTATGGCTGCATCATTTTTTGAGAGTGATGATGGTATTGATTTGTTTAAACACCTTAAAACACTAGCAAAAAACACATAACAAAATGTTGTATCTTTGTTTTTTGTTTAACCCATAAAATTTTTTAACATGGCAAAATATATTACATTCGATACAGCTAGTGATGGCAACGTGCATCTTGCAGTAGATGATATTCTTTACGCAGAAACCACAAGTTCAACTGCTGGAACAATTTTTTTGAAAGGCGGTAGCCATAAATTTACTGTTACAGGAACAAGCTTAACTTCAGGTTTTGGAGAAAACGTAAATGCAGCAATAGTGACAGCAAATCAATCTAAGTGGACAGAGGTTGTAACACCAGTATCTAAAGATGGTGGCTTAGTATTTACAAGCGTAGCAGTGTCTACTATTTAAAGTGTATTAAAAACATTTACGAAAGAGGCCAAAAATCAAGGCCTCTTTTTTTTTGCGTATCTTTGTACAAATTGTAACGCAATGATAAATTCCGTACGAAACACTGTTCTTGCTATAATTAACAAAAACAATTATGGGTATATTTCACCCTCTGATTTTAATCTATTTGCCAAGCAAGCGCAGCTAGATTTGTTTGACGAATATTTTGTAAACTATAACCAACAAATAAACGAGGAAAACGCTAGACTATCAGGCACAGGATATGCTGATATTAAAAAAGGATATGAAGAGGTTATTGACTCATTTTCAGTTACAGCAACTTTAACACAAAGCGCAGCAAATGTATACACTCTACCTGCTGATTACTACATTATTAACAAAATACTTTGTTCTTCAGGAGCTGTTTTTAAAGGGCAAGCAGAGCGAGTCTCTCAAAGCAAAATAACCCTACTTAACAGTTCGCTACTGACAGCACCCTCTGTTTCTTTCCCAGCTTACACACAACAAGCTAATTTAGTAACCATATTCCCTACTACTTTTAATGGGGCTACAGACATTGAATCGCAATACATACGATATCCTTTAGATCCTAAGTGGACATTTACCACTATTGTAGGCGGAGCTCCTATATTTGATCAAAGTCAAGCTGACTATCAAGATTTTGAATTACCAATAGATGACGCAAACAACTTGGTTGCTAAAATATTACAGTACGCTGGTGTTTCAATTAGAGAAGGAGATGTATTTAAGTTTGGACAAATTGAGGAACAAATGCAAAATCAACAAGAATAATTATGGCTTATATAGATCAAAAAAAATATTACACTAATGATGGCGCTACACCAACCGACAACAACTGGGGGTCGTATCAATACGTTACGTTAAAAGATATAATAACTAATTTTCTTTTGATGTATGAAGGAAACCATCATTTAGTTAATAATGTAAACAGATATAAAATATTATTTCATGCTAAGCGTGGTATACAAGAGCTTAACTATGATGCATTTAAAATCATAAAAGCACTAGAGCTTACAGTCTATGATGATTTAAAATTTGTTTTGCCCCCTGATTTTGTAAGCTGGGTAAAACTTTCATTGTTTAGGGATAATGTGTTAAGAGATTTAGTAGAGAACATACAAGTGCAATCTGCATCTTCATTTATTCAGACAGGATCATCTGCTTTTACTTATGATTCTGATGATAATGTAAATACTAAAACATCCTCTTTAGACACTGCTCGTACTAACGGACAGTTAGAGAGCATTTACCTAAATCAACTTAATGATGAAAACGCTAATCCAGGACTTAATAATTTTGATAGTGATATTTATAATTCTCGTATTGGAGCTCGTTATGGGTTAAATACTGAGACAGCTAATTTTAATCCAACTTTTACTATTGATCGTAAAGCAGGGGTAATAAATTTTGATTCAACTATGGCAAATCAACAATGTGTTCTTCAATACATTTCTGATGGTCTTGAAAACGGTAATGATGACAAGGTAAGTGTTAACAAATTATTTGAAGAGTATATATATGCTTATATTAAATACGCTCTTTTAAATAATAAGTTTGGCGTGCAAGAATATATTGTTAATCGTGCCCGAAAAGATAAGACCGCTTTGTTAAGAAACGCAAAAATTAGAATGAGTAACATTCACCCTAGTAGATTGTTAATGAACTTAAGAGGTGAAAACAAGTGGATAAAATAAAATGGCTAAAACGCAAAGAAATTTTGTATTAGGGCGTATGAACAAAAGCCTTGACGAAAGGCTGTTAAAAAATGGTGAATACATTGATGCTCAAAATGTTCGTCTCGGTTCTACCGAAGAAGCGGAAGTCGGCTCGGTAGAAAACGCCAAGGGTAATTCCCAACTTACAGAATTATACTTTATTGATCCTCTTACTCAACAAAACATACCACTAAGCTTGGAGGCTAGAACAATAGGAACTTTCGAAGATGGAGCTAATGAAACTCTATATTGGTTTGTACATGACCCATCATTTCCACTAGGTAATACAGGTAAGTTAGACATGATTTGCTCATTCAACACATTGAGCAGTAGATTAAAATATCATATTATTAGTATAGATGACGGAGGGAGTGTCCAAACTACATTAAACTTCAACCCACAGTTTTTAATAACAGGAGTTAATTTAGTTGGTAATCTATTATTTTTTACTGATTTTTTAAATCCGCCAAGATTTATTAACACTTTAAACTCATACAAAGAACCGATATCGGTTACACAAACAAGCAGCGGGACAACTGCTTTTGTATTTACAGCAGGGTCTTATGCTGGAAGTGCATCTACACAAAGCTCTTTTGTTACGGTAGGCTACCATAGCGGCACTATAATTGGCTGTCCAACGCCGTTAAAACGCTATTGGCACTGGAGTGGCGCCCACTACAACTCAAATAAATCTACCAGGAACAGGGTGTTATACACCCAGTACCACCATACCTTTACTAGGCCCACCCATACCTAACTACAATCTTCCACAAATCACACCTGGCTTTGGTATTCAAGGAGCAAATACTGCTAGTGGATTNGCTTTAACAATGTTTATCCAATTTAACGATGGCACGGGGCAAATAGGATTAATAATGTCTTCTGGTGGCAATAATCCAGGGAGTGGAGTAATAAGCGGTACTATTACGGGGAGCGACGGATCAAGCGGCACTTATGTAGGCCAATATGGGACTGTGGCTGAATATGTGGACGACAACGGTGTGCCGCAAAATCCTGAATCGACTGGTAATTTAAGATTAGTAGGTATTACATTAAAAGACTCGATAACCTATACCTTAACAATATAACATGGCATATATAGATCAATTTAGCGCTGAGAGTATATTGGTTATTAAAAAACCTCCGGCTTCTGCACCGACTATAGTGACATCCACAGTAGCACAAGGGACAGTATTTTTGGAAGACAGATTTATATGTTTTGCATACAGATACGAATATCAAAACGGAGAGTTTTCCGCGGTTTCTCAATTCAGTCAACCGGCGTTCCAAGCAGGCAACTATGTTTTTAGTCAATCAAGCTTTCTCAATGAAGGAATGTTAAACCAAAGCAATGTCGTTGCTATAACCATTAATACAGGGGGGCCATTAGTAGTAGGTATTCAACTGCTCTTTAAAGACATGAATGATCCTACTATTAAAGTTATTGAAACCATTGACAAAGTAGCACAAGGATTAGGCGACGATAATTCTTTTACATTCACATTTGATGATCAAAAAATATTTACTGTTCTTCCTGAATATGAAATATTAAGGCTTTATGACAATGTTCCGCTAAAAGCGCAAGCTCAAACTATTATGGGCAATCGTTTGGTTTATGGAAATTATATCGAAGGCTATAACCTTAAAGATAGGTTTAACAATGCGGTAAACTTTACTTACAATGTCGAATTGGAGCAAGCTGAAATAAATCAAAGCGGTCTAGTTGAAACCTTTGGAGATGGATATTACACTTATGGGACAAGCGCCTCACGCACAAATTCAATTTTCACTATAAACCTTGACGGCTACAATTTAAAAAAAGGAACAACAATATCTTGGGATATCAACTTTACTCATTTAGCATTTTATACAGCATCTGGCTCAGCTCCGACCTCATTAACACCAGTTACACAAATTGGATTTTCTTATACTCTTTTAAAAGATTACGCCACAGCTTATGATTTAGCTACCGACACTCATTTTCAGGACACAATAGGCACTTCCTCTAACGTAAAAACTGTTGCCGATTCTTGTAATGGCTTTACTTTTACGGATGTTTTTAATTGCTCCATACCTTCTACGTTGGGTTCTTTTACAAAAACAGAAAGCGGAGTTACAGCGGGAACACAAGGCTTTACTATCCACGCTGTTAACAGCGGGCCTAACGAACCGACTATAGGTCTACAGCTAGTCGCTATGAAGTGGGTTGATGGGGCAAATACTACTTATGAATATTACCAGGTTTTATCAGCCGAATCTTTTTTACGAACCTCAAATAATAATTATAGCTTACATAGCAATAGAGATTATGAGATAGGGATGATTTATATGGACGATTTTAATAGATCGTCTACGGCTTTGGTTAGCCCTTTTAACACAACCCATGTAGATTGCCAAGACTCTGTGTTTTTAAACTCTATAACAGTAAATATACCTGGTGGGCAAGCGGGAGGAGCGCCAGCTCAAGTTCCGCCATTTTGGGCCACAAGATATAAGTTTTGTATTAAATCTAGTAAATCTACTTATCAAACAATATACGTTTCAACCTATGTAAAAGCAGATAATGAAACACCTGTTTACTTTTTGCTAGAAGGTGAAAATGCAAACAAAATTGAGGAAGGTGATAGATTAATAGTTAAAAANNACTCCTCAGGTGCATTACGAAACTGTGCAACAGCAGTTGTTTTAGAAAAACAGAATCAACTCAAAGGGTTTATCGAATACACTGATCCTTTAAATCCAAGCGGCACTAAATTACAAGCCCCTCCAGGAACATACATGAAAATGATTCCGCGTAGTTTTTCAGTATCGACTTTTACTAATCCTATTATTAGCTATGGTAATATATCAGGGCCGGATGTTAGCAACGATCATTACCCAAAAGTATTTTACCCAGTTACTATCCCTAATCCAGCTGGAACAGGCGCCACAGCAAATGTGGTTTACGATATACCAGAGGGCAGCACAGTAACTATCAAAATGCAAGCGGTGCGTCCTGGTGGAAAAGCGTCAGCACCATGCGAAAACTTAGTATGGAGTTTTGAGCAAGAAATTGTTGCAAGCGCAACCTTTGCAAACTTTAAAGACTTTTTTGACGGTCGAGGCGTTGGGCACTCTAACTACAGGTGTAATTCAAAAAAATTCAACTTTTCAACAAGGTCGCGCATCAGAAGACGTGTCCTTTGATAGTGGCACTAATATTCAATACAATAACACAACTCTTCAAAACGCTAGGCCTCCAGATGATAATGATATTGGACAAGCTGTCCAACAGTTCTTTTTAAGGTTTGTCGAAAACACTAACACGGGAGAAATATTTTTAGGGGTGAGCGGCTCGAGGGAGTGTCCAAGTAGAGGAGACTCAAGATTGGATGTCGAGATAGAAGTAGTAAGGGCGCAGGCGTCAATTGTTTTTGAAACTCAGCCTTTAGATGCGCTGCCTGATATTTGGTTTGAGAACGATAAATCATTTGCTATTGACACGCTAGGTCAACACACTGGAACTGTACAAAATCAAATTATAGATTTTGACAACACTGGAACAGTAACTGCGCAAGATGCTATAGTTGAAACTGGTTTTTCAAATTGCATATCTTTTGGCGACGGTATAGAGAGCTACAGAATAAGAGATTCAATTACAGGAAAAGAATTAACTTTTGGTAATCGAACCACAACAACGTCTTCGCAAATTTACAAACAAGCTGATAGATTTGCTGACTTAACATATAGCGGTGTCTTCAATGATGAGAGTAATATTAATAAGCTTAACGAATTTAATTTAGGGCTAGCTAATTTCAGCCCTCTAGAAGATTCCTTTGGGCCAATCAGAAAACTATTTGCTAGACGCACAGATATATTAACATTACAAGAGGATAAAATATCCTATGTGCCGGTTGGTAAAGACTTGTTGACTGACGCAGGAGGAGGAGGAGCTCTTACTAGTGTTCCTAAAGTATTGGGAGTTCAAATAGCCAGAGACGAAGAATATGGTATCAGTAACAACCCAGAAAGTTTTGCTGTATGGGGGTACGACAAATATTTTGTAGACGCTAAAAGAGGCGCTGTTCTTAGATTAAGAGGGGGATCTGGAAGCGCCGAGTCACTTACTGTTATATCAGAAGCAGGCATGCGCTCTTGGTTTAGAGACTTTTTTATAAACTCACTAGGCACTCAAAAATTAGGAGGATATGATCCTTATATGAATGAGTTTGTATTAGCTAAAAATCTCCAAAACACTTTTGATTTTAGACAGTGCTTAGCGTGTGATGTAACTGAAAATTTAACTTTTGAACCCGGCAAAAGAACTATATATTGTGTAGACGTAGGTCAAGATATAGGTCAAGTCACTGTAACGTATACTATACCTGAGGCATCAAATAATAATATTATAACCGAGGTTAACACGCCAACAGGCGCAGGCTTGCAAGTAATGGAAACACAAGCTGGTGTTTCGCCAATTGTTACTGAAGCCACTAATACAGGGGTTGGTTATACATTTAATGCATATTATAATAATGTTCTTTACACAAGCGGATTAGTGTTTGAAAGTGGTAGTTTTACCATAGCTAAAAACATTGTGTCTGAAACTGAAGTTACAATAGAGGCATTTACTTCTAGCTCTAGTGCAGATACGGCAGAGGTAACGGTAAGTTGTCCAGAGCAAAATTTAATTACTATTTATAACATTGCAATAACTAATAATGGAGACGCTTTAAAAACTATTCATAATGAATATAGGTGGACAGATAATGTAACCACCTCTCCTTTAGAAACCAATTTAGTTACTTTTGCGAGTGGAACAAATCCTGTTGTGTCTCAATATTTAACATTACAAGGAGCTCTAGGATCTAATACTGTTCCGGATGAGGGGGCTTTAGTCTCTATAATAAGCAATAAACAAAGCTCTGATACTTTTGATTTTAATATTATATCTAACAAATTAAGGTTCTTAAGAAGCTCAACGGTGTATAACAACACAACATCTGAAATAAACGCCTTAATTGCTGCGTCATCAGAAGCAACGCCTATAGTGACATCAGGATCAACTAATTATGCCACCTTTACTATGCCGACTATGACAACGGCAGACAACAATTTATATTTGATTTGGGATTATAGAACAATAACTGCTATAACTCTTTGTCAAAACACTACAGACTTTGGAGCATTAGCAGAGTTCAACTCTTGTTGTTCATGCGCACCTCCTGCACCTACTACACCATGTGCTCAAGCTGTTGGATATACAGGAGCTGTGAGTTATCCTGATAGGCGTAATATAGAATTAGGATCAGCCACTGGAACAGTAACAGTAGTTTTTCGAGCTCAGACTGTCCCAGACAGAATGATAGTAAAATTTGATGGCGTTACAGTTATTGATAGTCAATATCACGGAGGAACATATCAAATTCCTCGTTTACATCAAGAATTGTCAGGCACTGACCCTAACACAGGAAGTCCTTACGTAGAGCCAACTTCTGGCAATGCCTACGAGCCTAATGGAACAGCTCCTTTACCGACTGTAGCGAATGGAGGATTTATATCTGGCACTAACAGAGTATATAAAACCTTTACCTTTAATAAAAATACAGCCACTACTACATGTCAAGTAGAGGTATATGGCCCTCTTAGTGGAACTGCATACGATGTAGAAGTCTCATGCCCAACATAAAATATTAAAAAATGTCACAACTTGCTTTATTTATCGATGCTCCAACTCTTTCAGAAGCAACAGCTGTATATACTGATGCAGCATTAACAGTTCTAGCCGTAGACGGATACTATTCGGATCAGAACATTACAAGACAACAAATTAACGGGCTACTTGGATCAGCTATAAGTTGTCCTAATTGCTCTGGTTCAACCCCTTCTCCAGTAACAACTTATACTGTTACTCAAAACGTAACCAATAATATTGTAGGAACGCTTAATACTGATTATATATTAACGGGATCAGGATACGATGGAGGCAACCCCGCTGGCTCTGTTAGTCAAAGCGGGCCTGTTAATGATCCTTACTCTTTTACAATAAATGCATCCCCTGTTTCAGGTAAAAGATTCAGTTCCTCTAGCCCTTTTACAGCCACTAATCCAGCGGGCTCAATCCCAGTTGGCGGCGCCACCGTTACCAATACCCTTGAAGGAACGGTAGAGGCTATACCAACAAACCCGGGCATTATATATTATAGATTGAATGGCTGTGCAGATAGAGATGGAAGCCAACCACAAGGAGGCTTTATTATAAGATCAACTCCTCCCGCTGTTGGCCAAAGATTTGTGGCAACCAATGCACAGCCGCCAGAAACTTATTATTATGATCAGGCTTATCCTATTCCTTCGGTTGTTCCGCCTAGCGACTTAATTGAAAATCCCACCTTCGGAGGGATGTTCACTGGCCAAGGGCCAGGAGCTAGGGTATTGTCGTCTATTGTCAGGAGAAACAGGCTGCCCAGTATTTAATGTGGTCAACAGCACTATTTATCAAGTCAGAAAGTGTTCTGATAGCACGACTGATTATTTCTTTAGGTCTCAAGTATTTTATGCAGATCAATCAACGGTTACGCCTGACACTGGATCAACCATATACATTGTCATGGGACAATTAGACGGTACTCAATTGTCAGGTAAAGCAGAACTAACTAATATTTTAGGGGTTGATACAAATGGAGTAGTTGAGGGGCATCCAGGCTATACATCCCCCGCTCTTGGGTGCCCAACACAAGACGAGTATTATATATTAAAGCTTTGTAATTCTCAACCTCAAGAATTAGCTGTAAGCTTACAGCCTGCAACAAATAGCGTGTTTAATAGTTTTGGTGTCGGCGATGTGTTTCTCGATTTGAATGGGCAATGCTGGGAGCTCTTTCAAAAAACAGATCAGCCTAGCGCTTTCGCTACAAGTACTCGTCCTGCTGTAGAACTTGCGTATCATTTGGGTTCTGATTGCAATGCTTGCAGCACAACAATTCCAGGCGGCACAGGCGGCCCTAACTATGCTGTCTAAATTTGCGTAAATTTTACTAGATTTGTGTAAATATAATTAAATGTATTCAATATTTATTCAAGTAGCTAGCTACCGCGACCCCGAGCTAGTGCCTACCCTTAATAGCTTATTGACAAACGCCAAATATAAAGACAACCTTACTGTATGTGTGGCTCATCAAAACAGCAAAGAAGATAAATGGGATAATTTAGATAAATTCAAAACAGACCCGAGGTTTATAATTATTGATATACCACACAACGAGTCACTAGGGACATGTTGGGCTAGATATCAAATCCAAAGGCATTTCGCTGGTCAACATTTTACATTACAAATAGATTCCCATCATAGGTTTGTAAAAGACTGGGACGAAATATGCATAGAGATGTTTTTAGATTTAAGAAAAAAAGGGCACAAAAGACCACTAATTACATCTTACTTGCCTTCGTATGTTCCTAACACGAAGGGCGAGAGTAAAGTGAAGAAGCCTTGGTTGATGGGATTTGATAGATTCACTCCAAACGGTATGGTGTTTTTCAGACCTCAGTATATGGATAAAAAAATTAAAGAGCCTGTGCCAGCAAGATTTTATTCAGGCCATTTTGCATTTACTATTGGAGAGTTTTGTCGTGAAGTTCCACATGACCCTAACCTATATTTCCACGGCGAAGAAATAAGTATAGCCGCTAGAGCTTTTACTTGGGGATATGATTTATTTCACCCCCATAAAGTTATAGCCTGGCATGAATATACAAGGGAAGGAAGAGCAAAGCATTGGGACGATGATGTAGAATGGTCTAAAAGAGATCAAAACGCACAGAACAGGGTTAAAACTCTTCTTAAAATTGATAATCAACAATGTACATCTTGCGCAAGAAAAGCGCTGAAGGGCTACGATTTTGGCCCAGAAAGGGCTTTAAGTGCTTATGAAGATTATGCGGGTATTGATTTTAAAAATCGTACTGTGCAAAAGGCATGCATTGACAACGAACTGCCCAAGCATAGAGATGAAGAATATTTTAGCTTATTTAAATATACAATAACCGTGCCTAGCAATTTATTTAGTCACGATAATTACATGTTTGTTTCAGTAATATATGAGGATAAAAACGGTAATCAGGTTTATCGTAACGACTTAACAGACAAAGAGGTAGCAGTATGGCCGCACAAAAAGGAAATAATAATTGAAACAGAATACACCGGCCCAACTCCTTATAAATACATTATATGGCCTCACACCAATAACAAAGAATGGGTAGATAGGTATGAATGTTTGGTAGTTTAAGGGCGTGTAAAATAAAATTGTAAATTTGTAAATATTTTATAGTATGAGTTTTTTAACATGTTCTGCAACTATTACATCAGGCTTTAGTAACCCTATAATCACAACATATAGAGGACTTGATGGTGTTTTATACAATGTAAGAAACAGGCAGAACATTACTATAGCCAACAACCTTACCCTAACGGCTGGCCTCGCTCCTTTTATACAGACAAATTGGATAAGTGGCTCAGGGACTGTAGTGGGGATTGGTGTTATTCTTGATTCATTAGGTAATGAGATAGCTAAATTTTATCCTGCAAGCATTATGACTCCAGCCTTTAGTAATGCCCCAATACAAGTTTACTACCCATCAAATCCCGCCACTCCTTTTGTTGCAGGAGATTACAGTTTACTTACTTTTGATTTAGTATTGAGCACCTCAGCCGAAAGAACTAAGGGTAGCGTAAAAATATGCATTGGAGGAACAGAGATTACCCCGACTCCTACACCCACTTTTGTTCCGACACTAACGCCCACACCTACACCAGTTCCTCCGACACCAACGCCGACAGCAACTATAGTGCCTTAATTATACAATTTGTATATTTGTAGTTAATTATAATAAAACAAAGTGGCTCAAATACCTTTTTCAACTAATCCAGTTGCAACACCGCAAGCACCTGATGGAGATTTGTTTACATTAACGTACAGTAACGGTGTGCAAGGATGGCCTTCATTTTATTCATATAATCCAGATTACATGATTGGAATGAATANTTATTTTTATAGTTACTCAGGAGGAAATCTATATAGACATAAC